ACACAAAGACCCTCCAACATTAAGCATGTCTTACTTCACTATCCAGAACGAGGATCTCCCCCAGGGCTTCACTTTTCGTCCTCATGACAAGATCTACGACTCGCTCTGGGAGATGATGGATGATGGCTACTTTCCTAGCACAATTCCTCTGAAGACTACCATCAACGGTGTGGATATGCCGTCAGTGGGTTGGCTTGAGGTGGATGAGGGCCTGTATGACATCCTGATTGATGGTTTAGATGTCCTTAGACCGACTGATGAAGAAATGATTGTGTCAGCAACTGGATGGCCTCTGGAGAAGAATCGAGCTCTCATCCTCAATTTCTTCAGGAACTTGAGAATGGATATCATCGGGACTTATACTTTGCAAAGGTCCTTCATAACGATCATGAGCATTGTTTTGTTCGGTGATCAGAACCCCAGGCTGAGACGGAAGAAGAGATCCAGGGTCTCTCTTGGGAAGATGCTGTTTGATCTCGCTCTCAGAATGAGATCAAAAATAAGGAGAATGAAGCTCACTGAGGTTCAGGTCACTGGGCAGAATCTGGTGAAGGATCTGTGCCTTCTCCACATTCTTGATCTCCAGAAAAGACTAGTCACAAGGGGGACCATTGCAGAGAAAAGGTTCTTCACTGCAATTGAGCAAGCACCTTGCAACTATGAACCTAAGCGTTATGGGATGAAGAAGAAGCACATGAACTTCATGTTTGAATCAGATCGGAAGAACCTTACTGTCCATCCAACTCTAGTCAACCTTGAGGAGCACTGGATCACCTTTGAGAGTGCTAGGGAGCGACTGCTGGACACCACATTCACCAAGGATTGGCCAGTCGTAGGATCACTGTAGTTTGGGCCGAAGCCCTTTTAGAGTCCAATTAGAGAGTTTTAATTTGGCCGAATTAAATCAAATTCCAAAACACCTCAGATCAATGATCTGAGGACAGTTGCAGCCTGCTGGACGGCTTTATTCACTTTGCCATTTCCGTCCACCAGCTTGAAGCTCAGCAGGTAAGCTCTCTTCTGACTGGGAGTCAGGAAGGAGCTTGCCAGACCAGCCTGCAGAGCAGAGTCATTGGCATCCAAGATCTCCTTGGCCTCCATTCCGCGGTGCTTCACGTTGATGGTCCTGGAGAACTCCAGCAGATAGAGCCTGTGGGCATCGACCAGGGCCTTGATGGAGTCCTCAGGGAGGGTCTCATCGATCAGGCCAGCAAAGGCATTGTGCATCATGCACACTGGATAGTCTGCGCTCAGACTCTCCATCCGTGACCTAGTCACGGCTGTGTGGGCCACCACTTGCGGCAGAATGCGGCACGTCAGCCCGGCATTGGCGATCGCAATGCGGGAGAGTGTCAGATCTGCAGCCTCCTTGGCCTTGTCCACAAGCTGGTACCTGGCCTTCAGCAGGGCGAATTCTTTCTTGCCCTCCTCAGACAGCCTCTTCTCAATGCTGGAGAGCTTGTTACCTCTGGTCAGATGGAGGGTGATCAGAGCCCTGATGTCCCTCAGCATCTGGTCCCGGGAGAGATCAGCCTTTTTGGCCAACTCAAAAATCCTGCTCAGCACCACGGCTGCATCAAAGCCTTGATACTGGAAGAGATTGATGAACTCTCGGATCTCTTCCTCCTCCCACTGAGCATCCGAGATTTCAATCGCAAAGCGCACCCAATTCTCCGGCATAGCCATGATCTATCGATAGCTAAGTTGGAGGTCTTTGTGT